CAATCTCTGACTCGCGAGTTAACTCCACTACACTGACTGCCTCGAAGGTTTCTCCGTCAATTAAAACATCTTGATTCGTCATCTCGCTGCCTCCGCGTCAAAGGATTGTTGCCATCTCTTCATCGATTCTTCGGCTGCTTTACTTACTACTCTGCTTAACTCCTTATCAGACATTGTGCCGCCAATGTCAACCCTACCGAAAGATATATTAACTTGCGGACTTACTACTCTAGTGACCTTTTGACTAATATTCTGAATTGGCGGTGCTTTAGGACCTGATACATTAAAGCCATAATTTTCCTTTCCTTCTGCGAAAGCTGCATTCGCACCAAGTATCTGTTCGTTCAAATCGCTTACTGCTTTCGATGCACCTGCTGCAGTATTTCCTGCATAATCAAATATGGTGTCTGGACTACCAAACAAATATTTCCATCCTGCTTTCCATTGCTTATTGACTTCTTCCCATTTCAGAAGGAGAATACTGAGAGCAGCAATCAAAAGACCGATTGCTCCGACGATAGCCATAATTGGATTCGCCCATAATGCTGCATTCCATGCCCAGGTAGCAGCAGTCACTATCAGAAATATTGGAACTAATCCCCACATACCCTGAGATATAGCAATGATCGCTCCAACAATAAACAAGATTGGCAAAGCTCTCTGAGCAATTGCCAATGCCGCTGTAGAGGCAGTCAAAGCTCCTGTAGAAGCAACATTCGCCCATTTAGCTACAGTCTCAGCGATATACGCTTTTGCTGCTCTTAACGTAGCTACAATTTCCATATTCTTTAACATTACCTGTATTACATACAATGTATTAAGAACTCCAACCAAAGCAATCATTGCTGCAAGTGATTTATTTCCCTGCTCCCATTGAACACTTGCATACCAGAAAATACTAGCATTGAGCATTACAAGCCCAGACAAAATCACAAACTTCGCTGCAGCGAATCCTACTGCACCTGCTGTAGACATAATTTGACTTTTAAGAACTCCGTAAGTTTGCCCTAGCATCATAGTAATGGTTAAATTCTCTGTCTCGTGCTTATTAAGCTGTACTAGTGCTGCTGCCAACATCACAAAAGCAGCTACCGTCATTAAAATCTTTCCCGTTAACAACGACGTTACATATCCACCTACGATGAATAGAGCAATTATCATCTTAATTGGAGCAGGAAATTGACTTATAGTATCTGTCAACCATCTTAAAATCTTATTGAAATACATAAACAGGGGGACTATTTCCTGTCCTAAGCTCGCCCAGAGTGCGTCTAAACTGCTGTGCATCAAAATAACAGTGCCATGCAATGTCGCTAGCCTAGTTCTTGTAATCTCGCTTGCGACAGCAGCTTTTCTCATCGCTTCATCTGCACCTTCGAAGTCGGCAGTAATTGTAGTGATAATGGCATCTATTTCCTCTGTAGTATATCCCATACCGACAAGCTGTTTTCTTAGATCTTCTGTATCTACGTTCAAATCCTTAACTTGTTTTCTCCACTTCATTAATACCTGTGTTGCGTCCTCATTTGTTCTCATGAAAATAGCTTCTTTGGAAGCTGCAGCAGTTAACAATACCTCTCTCTTCCTAATCTCATCTCCACCTTCTCTCATCAAAGCTGACCACATTGTTATTGCATTACTTCCGAAGAGAGCTGCCAGTGCGGTATTCTTTTCTGCAGTTCCCATCCCTTCCATTGATTTATTCAACAAATCGACAATTTCAGCTAAACTTTTTACCTGACCATTTTGATCAACAAGTGTAATACCTAAAGCATCCATCATTTCTTTTGTGCCCTTAGTAGTTTCTGCAATTCCTCCGGATGCTTGTTGAAGTTTAATCAAAGACTGTCTTAGCGCACGGCCTGCGAGACCAGCTCTAATCATGTTGTCTGATGATACCATCAGTACAGCTAGCGTTTCTTCAATTGAGATACCTGCAGCAGAAGACATTGCTGCTACATACTTTAGTGATTCTGCCAAATCACTTACTGTTGATGCAGAACTAGAAGAAGCTTGAGCAAGCTCAGCAACAACTACATTCATGCTGCCCGTAGTCTCTGCGGCGGTGCTCGTCTCTAAATTAAATCCACGAAGTACACCTACTGCTATATTTGCTGCAGAAGTAGTATCAATCAGACCAATAGTAGCTAACTTAAGTGTACCTTCCGTGGCTCCCAAGGTTTCATTCAAATCAAAGCCCGCCATTGCAAGCTCTCTCATTGCTGTACCCGCTTCATAAGCGGTATATTCTGTTGTCCTACCCAATTTTAACATTTCCTGCTGAACAGCGCTGATTTCGCCTGCTGTTCCTCCTAATACCGTTCCAACAACAGTAGCTTGATATTGAATTCGTTCAAATGAGTTTTCAATTGAGTTTGTAGCTTTACCTAATATTGAAGCTGCCTTATTAAACAGACCGCCTGCTGCCATCAAACCAAAAGAAAGGAAAAGCAGCGCGCCACGTGCTACTTGAGCTTGTTTACCTACTTCTTCAGTGGCCTTTGCAGCTGCAAACTGCTGAGCCGCGGCATCTGCAGAAGAATTAGCTACTGCTTCAAAATCTACTGCTAATCCTCTTACATTCTCTTCCGCCATTATCTCACCTATTTGAACTGATAGGTATGCTCTTTCACACTACGCGCTGCACGTTGGGTCTGACCCAATGTCGACTTTTTACTACCTTCTTGCGAAGGATACATATTTTCATAGTATTTTTGTAACCAAAGACGATGTCTCCAAATTTTAGTCATTGGCCAATCAAGTACTACATCCACTGATCCTGTCCCAAACTCCTTCGCAATTAGAAAGTAGTCATAGTCTTTCATTACATCTCGCGCAAGTTTTTTTGTACCAACTCCGTCATGCCCAAGATGTCTTCGATTTTTTTACACAGCATTGTCTGCGCCGAGGCCTTGAGTTTTGCAAAATTTATCTTCTCGGGGTCAGGCCATATTACCGCTTTCTTAATCAGCGTCTCAATGTACTTCTGACGATCTAACTTTCCCGTGCCAGACGAACACCGATCGATAATGCCGGTATACTCCTTTCCGCTCATCTCTTTCAGCTTGAAAACAATTCCAGAAATGATTACCTCATGAACCACTTCCGAATCGTAGTACAAAGCTTCCAGATTTGGCGCTGGAGTCTTCGAAGCATCTGAGGCAGAGTCTTTCTGTCCCATAGTACTTCTCTCCTAGTAAGAGAAACAAAAGAAATAGGGGAGTTTAACTACTCCCCTACACTTCGCTCCTCGTACCCATAACCAGCGAATCCCCATTCGTAGTCTGGTGCGTTCTTTTCATCGGTTGCGAACTCAGGCCACTTGGTGATCACGGCGTACTTGATCTTCTTCGACTTAAAGCCGAAGGCCTTCTCATAGCCAGCTTCCACCTCAACCCTGAACTCGAATGGAGCGAATGGTTCTGTGCTCTCAAGCGCTTTCTGCTGCTTGTTCAACAGATCCCTGAGAACATCGTTGCTATCACTCACTGACTTCAGAGTCAACGTAGCCTCAGCTGCACTCGATGGGTCAACGCTGAATCCGCACTCGCCTTTCAGTCCCATGATGATTGTCGTCTCTGCGCTTGGTGTAATTCCGAAGCCAGCGGGTGCAATTCCCGTGATCTTCTTCTCGCCAATGTAGAGATTCACGCGACGTACATCAAAGACCTTTGGTGCCTCATGTTGGTCTTCTGCCATTCAGCTCACCTCACAGCTGTATCTCCATGTTCATATTGATCGACTGAATGTGTCCTCTGAGCCATATGGTTATGAACACATTCTTTAGTATGCGTGCCTCGCGATCAGCAGCGGGAATGTCGTTGAAGTCGGGTACTTCGACAGCGTATCCTCTGTGGAAGACATCTGCGTCATCCGTCCATGGGACACGTAGCGCACCTTCCAAGACACACTGCTCACAGGCTGACTGAATCACACTCTTGACCTGTGCAACACCAGCTGGTGTGTACGAGACGATCTCATCCTGTATGAGATTCGACAACATCGTCTTGATGAGGTCTTCCACAAAGTACTGTGTTCTCGTGATGTCTATGTACTTGTAGTCGCCTCCAACGGTCGTCAAACCATCAGACGCTCTCGGAAGCCCAGCTCTAGTGAATAGCGCATTCACTTTACTGGTTTCCAAGTCCGTGATGTCGGACTTCGCGAACTCCTCGATGTTGTCCTCATCCATCTCCTTGATCCCCTTCCACATCATCTTATCCCAAGGAACGACGGCAGCCATCTTGCCTATCATTGCAGCACCAACATCATCATCAGTGCTTGTGTCCAGGTGGGCAAGTGTCATCACATTCTTAGATGAGAACGTTGTAGTTGTGAGATCTGTCTTCTGTGTTGCTTTTGTCTCATCCCCTCTGCCAGGTATCACAGTGACCCAGTTGTAGGTATCACAGAAGTCGACTGTCTCATCTGCAATGCCCCAGTCCTGCGGACTTACACCAGGTGCGACACCATCAGTCCAACCAGTAAAGTAGATAATGTCGACATCATCTTCGTAGTCCTTGATCACATTGTCAAGAGCTGTGATATCGTAGTAGTCATAGTCGACGTTCTTGGCACCAGCACCGTTCATGAAGATCTTTGAACTGCTTGTACCTACTTCTGCTTTATTGGCACCTGGATCTACAGGCGGGTTGTTCCAGGAATACTGAACAGTGTATGTCGCAATTACCACAGTGTCTCCTTTAACTGGTGAGTGTGCAAAGCTCTGTGCAGAACCAGCGTTGATGCTTTCTCCAGAAATCGACTTGACATCAACCTTTACAGCTCTTAGCTTCTTAACACCCTGATTGAAAATCATCTCTGCAGCCATATATACAGTGCTAGTGTTCAAGAAGTCAGTGGCAATATCTGTCAGATTCGTATATTCTTTGACAGTATTGACCGCTAGAGATCCACCTTGATCTTCACCGACAAGGAGAATATTCCCGTACAGTTCGACTGATTCGCCGACTGCAACGATCGATGTATCAATTACAATTGGTTCTACAGGCATTATCTCACCTCAGTTGCTTCTTACCCCACGTCGTCTTCTTCTCTTCTTTCTTTGCGGGTGTCGGAAGTGGTGCGGGTGCAGCCGGAGCCTTACCGTTCTTTTCAGACGCCTTCGGTGTAGACACTGGAGGTTTAACTCCTGTCTTTAC